TCAATTGAAAACCAAACATATTTCATTAATAATGACAATTATGAGGTGTTAATTGGGGTTGATGCATGCGAAGAAACCTTACAAAAAATACTTGAAATTAGATATGGTTATCGTAATATACGTGTTTTCATGATGAAAGAGAATAGAGGAACATATATCACCACCAACACTTTATTGGATTTAGTTAAGTACGATAATGTGTTGCGATTTGATAGTGATGACATTATGTGCCCAGAAATGGTTGAAGAGATGATACAATACGTTGATGAAGCCGAAATTATTCGTTGTAAATATTATAGTTATAATTCAGCAACGAAGCAAAGTTTATATGAAAATATATATTTTCATAATGGTATTGTTATGTTCAAAACCATTGTTTTTGAAACCTGTGGTGGGTATCAACCTTGGGTATGTTCTGCCGATACAGAATTACTTAGAAGAGCAACAGCGGTTTTTAATGAGAAATTAGTTAATAAATATTTATTTTATTATAGAAAACACGGTGGTAGTCTTACAAATAATGTTGATATGAGAATTAGGGTTGGTTATCATAGACAAATGAATAATGAAACTAAAATTAATAGAGTTGTAAACGAATATTATGAGAAATAAAAACTGTGTTTACACAATAATTACTAATAATTATTGTGATTTAAATGAGATAATAATTAAATCAGATGGATGGGATTATTATTGTTTTACAGATAATAAAAATTTAAAATCAAAAACTTGGAAAATAATTTATATTAATAATCCAAATAATGGTATTATAGAAAAAATTAAATTAACTAGAAAATATAAAACACAGGGTTTTAAAGAAATTGATGGTTATGAGAATTATTTATATGTTGATGGTAGAATTAAAATTCTAAAAGATTTGAATTTATATTTAAATCGTTTAGGTAATTATGATATTTTATTTAATAAACATAGGGGTGATAGTATTTTAGGTCATATGGTATTAATTAAAAATCTTGGATATGAAAAAGAAGAGATTATCAATAAAATAAAAAAAAGATATGAAAAATATGGGTATAATTATGATAATGGATTAATTGAGGGAAATGTTATATTATTTAAGAAAAATGAAAAAGTTATTAAATTTTTTGATGATTGGTGGAATGAAATTAATCTTTTTTCTCATAGAGACCAATTATCAGCAAATTTTGCATTATTTTTAAATCCAGAATTAAACTATAGAATTGCCGCAAATTCAATATATGGAAAAACCAAATATTTTTCATTAACAAACAGAAAACAGAAAAGATTTAAATATTAGATTATGAAAAATGGAATATTTATTTGGATACCTAAAACGGCAGGTACTAGTATATATATCATATATTCAATAAATTTGAAATGAAAAAATATATTTATCTGATATCGAATATTTTAATTATAAATTTTAGTTATGGAGTTTAATAAATATGAACAAAGAGGCGCATATCATTGGAAAGAATATGCTAATAAAAGTAAACATGCATACGGTAAACATGCTGATAAAGTAAAGAATTGGATTAGGGCAGGTAAAACACTTGATATTGGTGCTGGTGATGGTTTAATTACTTATTTAATTAATGCAATTGGTATTGATGATAATAAAATTGCTGTTAAATTAGCTAATGAGAAAGGAGTAAATGTTGTGATTGGTGATGCATATAATTTAAATTTTCCTGATAATTCATTTGACAATGTTTTCATGGGTGATGTTATAGAACATTTAGAATTTCCTGATATAGCTATTAAGGAAGTAAAGAGAGTTTTAAAAACCGATGGTTATTTTTATATTGTAACCCCACCAGCAAAAAAAGATGGATTACATGATAAATATCATTATAAAGAATATACACCGAATGAGTTGATTGAATATATGAGAAAAACGGTTTTGATATTATTGGTGAAATAGAAGTAATAAAAAAACATGTTAGGATGTATGGTATATTTAAAAACAATATTTTAGTAACTATATAAATCAAAATGACTATAATGACATTTTATTGGAAACTGAAAGTATAACAATTTTTGAGAATAAATTGTTGGGAACAAAAAAAAATTATATTATTGCTTTTATAAAAAAGAAGTTATGAAAATAAAACATATCTTGGTATCAAGAGTTGCTATTAAGTGGAGACATCAGGAAACAGGTATGTCTTGGGAAGAATGGTTAAATGATAGTATTAAACTATATGATAAATATTGTAGACCATCAATACAAAATCAAACGAATTAGGATTTTACATTATTAAGTCTAATTGATAAAAATGTTAATGAATATGGGAATGTTTTAGATAACGAAGTTATTATTAAAGTTAATGAAGGCGATATTAGAAATGAAATCATTAATGGTATTAATTCATATATTAATAAAATAAAAAATGATTTTGATTATGTAATATTAACAAGAATTGATAGAGATGATTGTTTAAGAAAAGATTTTGTTGAAAATGTGAAAAAAAATTTATTAAATGGAGAAGAAATAACAGAGAAATATGTTGACATATATTATTCGTTTACATATGATGCTTTAAATAACAAAATACATAATTCAAACAAATATTTTAATGTCGTTTCACCATTTGTTTCAGTGTTAGAAAAAATTAATGATGGTAAAATAAAATGTATTTCATTTACTGTTGACCATAATATGGTTAATCGATATCTTTCAGGAATAAAAGCCAATAATTTAGTTGCTATTCAAGTTATTCATAAAAATAATTTAAAAAATAAAATAGTTGGTGATAAAATAAAAATAAATTATAATGATTTTAATTTAAAAAAATGAGTAAATTATTTGGTGGAATGTCAATAGATAAGGAATGTTATGATAAAATCATTGAAATACTTCCTGAAGGTAAAATATTATTGGAATTTGGTAGTGGTAGAATCACTAATGAATTTGCAAAACGATATGTTGTTTATTCTGTAGAACATGATGAAGAATGGGTTGGAGTATCAAGTGGTTCAACATATATTCATGCTCCGTTAAAATTGGATAATATTAATCCTTTAATATATTGGTATGATGTAGAAAAATTAAAAAATCAATTACCTGAAAAATATGATTTAATATTAATCGATGGTCCTCCTGCAAGCATGTCGTTAAATAGAATGACAAGACAAGGATTTTATAGAAATTTAGATTTATTTAACTTGAATGATGTAATCTTAGTTTTTGATGATGTGCATCGAAAAACAGATATGGAAAACATGTTATTGGTTTTACAGAAATTGAAAAAACCTTATGAAATTTTTGATAGTGGTATGGATGAACCATTACAAAAAAAATTTGGAATAATATATATGTAATGAAAAAAGTTTTAGTAATAGGTGATAGTTGTACAGACATATTTAGATATGGTAAATGTGATAAATTAAGTCCTGAAGCACCAGTACCAATCTTTAACCCAACCAGAACAACAGGAAATGGTGGGATGGCAATAAATGTTTATGAAAATCTCAAGGCATTGGGTATTGAAGCAGATATAATTACAAATGATATCAGACCAGTAAAAACCAGATATGTTGATGAAGTTAGCAATCAGATGTTATTAAGGGTTGATAAAAAAGATGAAATCAGACCAATAACTGCAGATACAATACAAAATATTGAATATAATAAATATAATGCTATTATTATTAGTGATTATGATAAAGGATATTTAAGTGAAGATGATATTAATTATATTACAAGTGCACATAAATTAGTTTTTCTTGATACAAAAAAAGAATTAAATTCTTGGGTATATGATGCAACAATTATTAAAATAAATGAAAGCGAGTTTCTTAGAAATAAAGAAATTTTATCTGATTATGTTATGAAAATAAATAGTAATTTAATTGTTACTAAAGGAAAAGATGGTGCTACTTTGAATATGATTGAAGATTTTTCTATTGATGACGAAAAAAATATTAGAGACCTTAGTGGTGCTGGTGATACTTTTTTAGCAGGATTAGTTGCTGATTACATAAAAAATAACTATATTCGCAAAGCAATTACTTTTGCAAATAGATGTGCATCATGGGTAATTAGTCAAAAAGGTGTTGTAGTTGTTGATATTAATCAAGTTTAATAAAAATAATGAATATATAATGAATAAGATATTAAATAAATTAAGATTAATTGGTTTTAAATTAAATTTACTAAGAAAAAGACCAATAAATGAACCATTTAAATTTATTAGTGATTTTGAATATTCATATCCTTGGGGAAGGTGTTTATTTAAAAATGAACAACAATATTATTCTGACAATAATGTGTTAAAAACATATGATGATATTAATAATATTTACAAAAATTTATATAAATTTACAATCAAAAAAGAACACATAATTGATAATGGTTGGTGGAATATGAATAGAATTGAATTTGATTATTCATCAGGAATGTTATTTAGTGATGAAAAATTTTTATATGGTTCTTTTGAAGCAGAAATATTTATTCCAAGTGGTTATGGTTTATGGAGTGCATTTTGGTTATTTGGTAGTTCAAAAAATACTAACAATGAAGATAATTGGTTTTCAGAAATTGATATTTTCGAATATTATGGTAAAAAAAATAAATTCACATATAATACTCATGCAGGTGTAGATTATGAACATAATATTTATGGTAAAAATAATGGAATTAGATTAAAAAGACTTGAAAATAGTTGGCATAAATATAGATTAAATTGGACATTTAGAAATTTAGAATATTATATTGATGATAAACTAGTTGGTGTTAGAAGTGCAAAAAAAATTAACATCCCAATGTCTTTAATAATAAATATGGCAATAGAAAAAAATATTGATAATAAATTAGATAAATATTTACCAATAAAAATGTTAATAAAAAATATTAAATATTATGAAAATTGCTAATATTGTTCATGAAAAAGAATTAGTTAATCACAATAAAAGTGATTATGTGAATTATTATAATAAACCAATATCATATGATAAATTAGATAAGAGTTTACCTACATTATATGTTGGTTGGTCATTTATGAAAGCCTGTAATCCTGATGATTTAACAATTCAAAATGCCGATATCTTAAAAAAGAAAATAATTACTAATGAATTATATTGGGAATTTAGTTTTCAAGAAAGCAAACCTTCACATGTTAAAGGTGTTAATACATTTACTAATCTTGCTCCTGAATTTTACTTTAAACCAAAATATATTTATACTAATTTAGATCCTGTTTTTTTTCAATTAAAAGACATTAATGACCTTATGGATGTTTGTCCTAAAAATATTGATAAAACATATAATTATAAAAATAAAATGTTGTATATTTTATCTGATAATAAAATTTGGGGCATAAATTTAAATATGTATAATTTTTTTCAATTTAATATCGATGACATAATACTACAAATAAATGACAGAACAAATTCTATAATTATTGATATAGATGGCAGTCACTACCAAAAATTCTACAAAATCTTTCCAAATTTTGAACATTTAAAAAGATATCTTATAATAATTTAGTCAAAATGAATGTTTCTTAGTATTTATAAGAAAAATATATTTACTATGGAAAAAAATATAGAAAAAGCACTTAATAGTTTCGTTGACGAACCTGTTGAAGAAAAAAAAGATGATAAAACAAAAAAGGTTATTCTTGATGAACGTGAAGGTCTGATTGAAAGAATAGATAAAATAATAGTAACCAAAGACGGAAAAATGCTTCTAAGAGAACAATATTAATATTTATTCAACAATGGGAAATGAAAAAAAAATAAATCTTCCTGAAGAATATTTAAGGAAGTTTAAACATCGTGCTGGATATGTGATTAGTGAATCTCCAAAATATCGTCCTTTAGTAGGAGCGAATGAGGAGTTTGATGAAATACCTGTATTAACTAATGAAGCTGGTGAACAAGAAGATGCTCCAAAACAAGGTCAAGTACCTTCTGAACCATCTAATGACCAACCACAAAATATAGAACCATCTACACCAACACCAGCGTTTGATGCTGAAGGTGGTGAACAACCAGCAGAAGAACCGATAGATGATACTGAACCAATGGGCGAACCAGATAGTCCACAGGCAGCAGACCCTATGGGTATTCCTGCACCTGAAGATGCTGAAAATCAAGTTGATGAACTTCAAAATGAGATTATTAAACATAATATTGAAGCAATGAAAGGTATTCATGACCAATTAGCTAGTTTAAATTCAACGATTCAGGGTTTAAATTCTAAAATGGAAGTATTAAATGCTGATGTTGAAGAAGTTCGTGAACCAACTAGTGCTGAAAAACTCATGAATAAAAGCGAAGTTAGTTATCCTTATTATTTTAACTTAAATGATTTATGGTCGGATAATTGGTTTGACCAAAAACGTGGTGATTTTCAGAATGAAAAAGGGATTAAAGAATTACCTGATGGAACATATATTGCAGATTTTGATGATTTACCTCAGAAATCTAAAACAGATGTTCAAGATAGTTTTAATGATATAGTATAATAATTAAAAATGAGAATTTTACATCCATATGGTTCAAAACAAAGACTCTTTGAAATGATGGGAAGAGTTAATAAAATTAATGAAGACATTCTTCCTAAAGATAAGAAAAATGAAATCATTAATAAATTTATTAATGAAGTTTGTGAATATTTGGGTATTAATAATGACAATATTGAAATATCATATGAACCAAATGAAGCAGCAGAAATGAAATCATTTGGAAAAAATACACCAACTACTGATACAATTAGAGTAGTTGCATTAAATAGAAATCTTGCTGATGTATTAAGAACATTGGCTCATGAATTAGTTCATCGTAAACAAAAAAAAGAAGGAAGATTATATGTTGGTGCTGGTGATGATGGAAGTGATATTGAAAATGAAGCTAATTCTGAAGCAGCATTAATAATGAGAAAGTTTGGTAAATTAAATCCAATAATTTTTGAATAAAAACAGAAAAAAATGAAAATACTTAATCCAATTGGTAGTAAAAAAAGATTCCTTGAAATGTTTCAAGGTGTAAATAAGATTCAAATAAATGAAGTTGCTACAAATGTAATGCAAACAAGTACACAATTGATAGAAAAAGCATTTAATAAATTAAAAAACAAACAAGCCAATGTCAAACAAACCAATACACAAACAGTTAATGATGAAAATTTTGTTGAAATCATTACTAATGATAATAATGATAATGAAATAACATTTACGTTTAGAATAAATTCAAGTCAAGGTGACCAAGATGGTGTATATAATGTTAATGATGCTGTATTAACCAATTTTAAAGTTAAATCAGATACATTTAATATTGATTATCCTGAAAACATGAATGCTGTTCAAGAATTTAATAGTCATTATGGTGATGAAATTTTGAGTGTTATTAGTGAATTTGCAAACTTTGAAACAGATACTGCTAGTGTTGATGATGAAATATACGAAGAAGCAATAAGATTAATTGATAAAGTACCTTATAAAAAAGGAACTGAAACAATACAAACAAATAAAGCATATGCTGATGAAAAACCAACAAATCCTAATTTAAGAGTACATTCAACTGAATTAGAAAAATTTGTTAGTGAAATGGAAGATTATGTTGCTGATGCCGAAGAAGATGATTTTGCATTACCACCTGATTACAGCAGTGCTGATTTACCTAAAAAAAGTAATGATAAAAGTATCGGTGTTGACCCATATGACCAAGCAATTGCGGATGCTGAAGCAGGTAAAAGTGATTGGGAAATAAGTGGTAAAAAACCTGAAAAACCAAAAAATATACCACCATATATGAAAAAGGATACAACTGTTGGACGAGAAAGAGCAATTCCTAGTTGGGCTGAAGATTTTATGGAAAATGAAGAAATTGGTACAGTAGATGTTAATGCTAGTGATTTAGCAAATCGAAGTTATAATAAAACAATTCCTTTTGAAAAGAAAAGTGAATATATTAAAAGAGCAATTGAATTAATTCCTAATGAAGGAAAATTACAATTACCTTATGATGAATATATTTTATTGGTTAAAAATAAAGCAATTGAATTATATCAACAAGATTCTGCTGAAATGAACGAAGATACTGAAAAGAGTGATTATCCAGACCAAATGGGGAAAAAATTTAAACCAAAAAGTCAATTTCCTAAGAAAAAAAGAAAACAACAATCAATTGTAAAATTAAGTGAAGAAGATGAAGAATTAAATATTAATCCAGAAGTCGATGGAATTAATATTGATGTTGAAGATAAATTAGAAGGTGGATTGGGTGATAATAAACAAACATCAGATTTTTGTCCTAAACAATTAGCAATGGGACTTGAAGTTGAAATGGAACATACTGACGACCCTAAGATTGCATTGGAGATTGCGATGGACCACCTAACCGAAATTCCTGATTATTATACTCATCTTGATAAAATGGAAAAAGATGCAGGTGTTGAAGAACCTCAAGATGATGAATTAACTGATGAATTATTAGGTTACAAACCATATAATGTTAATGATTATACCAACGAAGAAGATGATTTATTTAAAACTCTTGGTGACGCAATGAGACCAGAAACTAGTAGTAATGAAAAACATGTAGTAATATTTGACGGTACTTCTGCATATGTGAATGATATGAATAATGTTCCTGAAGATGTTGAAGTAAAAGGAAGTTATGATAATATTGACGATGCTCAAGCACATGCAGATAGGCTTAATAATGAAATTGGTAATATTAGTGAAGAAGATGAATTTGATGAATATACTGGTAATGTTGGTGACAGATATGAAGATGCTGAAAATAATCAATATACAGTAAGAAATAAAGTTAAAGGTGGAGTTACGTTTCAAGGACAAGGTGGTGAAAAAGAAATTGATACTAGTGATGTGCAATTATTAAAGAAAATTAATGAAGAAAAAATACAAAAAGAAATTATTAGCGAACAACAAATAAAAACAGCTAAATTAGCACTAAAAAATAGAGATTTTTCAAATACAATGACAAAAAAAGAAGCAGTACAACTATTAATTAAATATAATATTAGATAATTACAAAATAAATTCATATTTAAAAGACTACCAATGGTAGTCTTTTTTGTTTATGAGTATTTATATAAAAAAATAAGATGTCAATTTTTAGAAATTATTTCAGTAAGTCAAATACTTTGATTAGTTCTAATTTAACTAATAATTCTCAGAATCCTGTTACTGAAATATCATATGGTTCATTATCTCAAAGAGTAATTAGATTTATTTTTGATGTAGATTTAACTAATTTAATAAATAAAATTAATGATGGTACAATTGTTCCAAATTCTGGAATGACACATACATTACACATGACTAATACAATTAGTTATGCTCAACAATATTTAGGTAAAAAATCATATTCCGATACAATTCAAAGAGCAAGTAGTTTTGATTTAGAAGTTTTTAATGTTAAAGAAGATTGGGATGAAGGTAGTGGTTATGATTTTATTTATAATGATACTTTTGAAGCAAAATCACAAGCATCTAATTGGAAAGAAAGAAAAACCGAAATAGATTGGAGTACTGCTGGGGCATATGAATCAGGAACAACAGAAATAATTGGAAATCAAGAATTTGAAAAAGGTAGTGAAAATCTAAATATTGATATAACTGATTATATTAATCAAAGACTTTATGGTACTGGAAATACATTTACTGGTAATTCATATGGTTTGGGAATAAAATTTCCTGATAATCTTGAAGAACAAATAACTACTTTTACACAAGCAGTTGCTTTTCATGCAAAAAATACTAATACTTGGTACGAACCGTATATTGAAACAGTTATTGACGATAAAATTACTGATGACCGAAATTATTTTTATCTTAATAAAGATAATGAATTATATCTTTATGTAAATATTGGTGGTATTGAACAAAATATTACAATTAATAATGTAAATATTTATGACCAAAATGATGAGATAGTTGAAACATTAAGTGGTGATTCAATAATAAATGTAAGTAAAGGAGTTTATAAAATCGTATTAAATATTAGTTCAGAAACATATCCTGATGCAGTAATGTTTAAGGATGAATGGAATTTAAATATTAATGGTAGATTAAGTCAACATATTGGAGAATTTTATTTAATTTCAGAAAATAAATATTATACTTTTGATAATTCAAATCAAATTGAGTTCGATAATTATTTTTTTTATTTCTGGGGAATATCTGAAAAAGAGAAGATTGTTGCTGGAAATGTAAAAAAAATAAAATTAACTATAAAAGAACTATACGCAAATCAAAATAATTTCTTACCTTTGGATATTGAATATAGATTATTTACAACTGCTGGTAGTAAACATGAAATCGATGTAATACCATTCACACCAGTTAATAGAACAAATACTGGTTATGAATTTAATATTGATACATCATGGTTAATACCACAAGATTATAAATTACAAATTAGGATGAAGAATGGTAATTATTATGAAAATAAACAAACACTCTCATTTATAGTAGTTTCTAATACTTTATTTGGTTTATAAAAAGAAATATTTTTTTTTAAAAACACTTGTATTTATGTTTAATGAAGGTTATATTTGTAGCATAATATATTAATTGAAAAATAATTTAACTGTAAAAACAAATTGAAAATGGAAAATCAAAATCAGGCAGGACAAGACCTGTCAAAATTAAAGTCTATGTTTCAAGACTATCAAAAGAAACAATCTCAATCATCAGGAAGAAAATTAGGAAAAGACTTATTAGCTAAGTATTTCGTTCCAAGAAAATCTAAAGAAGTTTTTAGAATTTTACCACCAAAAGCAGGTAGAAAACATATTGAAGAAGCATTTTTTCATGTTGTAACTACTAATATAGCTGGTGGTAAGAAAAAACATGGAACGGTAATTTATTGTCCTGCTCATAATGACCCTGCTGTACCTAAACTCGGTCCTGATGGTAAACCTCTGATGGATAGTAATGGTACTCCATTAATGGTGCATGCACCATGTCCGTTATGTGCAAAACACAAGGCTTTACTCGCAACTCAAGACCCATCATTAAAGGGTATTAAAAAAGAAAACATGAATGACATGCAGTTGGTTGTAAAGGCAAAAAACGATGAAATTTACAAGGAAGCAATTAAGTATGAAGCTAAGAAGTTTTATATTGTTCGTGGAATTGATAAAGGTATGGAAAAAGATGGTGTTAAGTTCTGGAGATTTAAACACAATTACAAAAATCAAGGAACACTTGACAAATTACTTCCTATTCTGGAAGATTATATGACAAGTCAAAAAGCTGATTTTAGTGACCCTAATAATGGTACTGATTTAAATATCATTATGACGGATAGTGAATTTAATGGTCATGTATATAAGGCGATTTCTGCAATTACTGCTAAAGGTAAATCAAAATTACATGAAGACCCACAAGTTATGGAAGTGTGGCTTAATGATGATATTACATGGAGAGATGTTTTCTTACCAAAGAAAGCACCAAATACAACTCCTTATGAATATCTTGAAATGGTTGCAAAAAATCAAAATCCATATTGGGAAGATACTGACCAAAATAACAAACATTGGGTATTTCCGGGTCGTCCAGATTTAGAAGAAAAAGCAAATACTCGTACTATGAATCTTGACGTTAAAGATGAAAATTTCGAACAAGCTAGTGATTTGGAAATCATTACTAAACCACAGGTTAATATTTCTAATGTTACTGAACAAAATGTTGGTACATATGATGATGATGCAACTGATTTAGGTAAAGAAACTCTAGCTAAAACACCTAATGAATCAACAACTTCTACCGAATCAACAACTGAACAAGAAAATAATGATGTTGATAATAATGATTATGAAGATGATTCAACGGATAGTACTGATTACGATGACCTACCTTTCTAGTAATAATTAAAGTTAAAAAGGGAATTTTTATTCCCTTTTTTTAGCTTGATTTAAAAATTAAAATTATGGCAAAAAAGAAAATAGATGAAGTACCGACAAATTCGGTAAGAAAACCTACACCTAAAAAGAAATTTTCATTAGATGATTTTAAAAAAAAAGTAGGTGCAACAACAATAGAATCAAAACCATTAGAATGGATTCCTATTGATAATGGATTAACTGAAGCGACAGGCATGCCCGGTGTACCTAAAGGATACGTATCACTTTTTCGTGGATATAGTAATACTGGTAAATCAACAGCATTAATGAGAGCAATTGTTAATGCTCAAAAAATGGGAGATTTCCCGATTATTATTGATACTGAAAACAATATTGATGAAAAAAATGTTCGATTAATGAATATGGGATTTGATTGGGATGGTGAATATCTTTTAGTTAATAACAAATATTTACTTGATAATTATACTATTCTTCAAGATAAAGATAGAAAAGAAGCAAGTATTGAAGATATGGCAAAAGCAATATATCATTTTCTTGATATGCAAAAATCTGGTCAATTACCACGTGATATTTTTATCGCAATAGATTCAATTGGTACATTAAATTGTATTAAAACAATTGATGCTCAAGAGAAAGATACTTCTGACAATAATATGTGGAATGCAGGTGCTTATGAAAAATCATTTATGTCACTTTTAAACAATGCAATTCCTAATACCAGAAGAGTTGATAACGAATATACTGCAACAATTGCTGCTGTTCAAAAAATCTGGTATGATTCAATGAATAAAGTAGTTAAACATAAAGGTGGTGAAACATTCTTTTTTGGTTCAAGACTTATTTATCATTTCGGTGGTATTATAACACATGGAACTCGTAGAGTTACAGCAACAAGTAAAAAACGTGATTTAAATTTTGGTTTTGAGAATAAAGTAAATATTGCTAAAAATCACGTTGATGGTGAATGGGGTGGAATTTCATTAGAAGGTAAAATTATCTCAACACCAACAGGATTTATTTATGGAGATAAGGAAAATGAAAATAAATATAAGAAAGATAATATTCTTTATTTTCGTAATAAATTTGAAGATAATAATTTAACTGCTGACGATATTGAATTCAAGTCAAAAGCAATGGATGCTGAAGGAAACGTATCATTTGAAGATGAATTGATTGAAAGAAATTCAAGCAATGAAAATAACGAAGAATAAATGAAAATAAGAACACTTTTAGTTGATAGTTCATATCTTTTAAAACGTTCATTTCATGGAGCAAAAGATATACAGACCACCAAATTCGGATATATTGGTGGTTTGTATTCATTTTTGACAACCATTCGTAAATTAATAAAAGAACATATGATTAATAAAGTCGTATTAATTTGGGATGGTGAAGGAGGTGGTGTATATCGTTATCGAATTGATAAAGATTATAAATCTAATCGCAAATCTAAAGATTGGCATAAAAAAATTGAATTAAGTGCTGCTGAAATTCGTAGAGAAAAGGCAAAAGAAGAATCAATATTGAAACAACGTAAAAGAATTCAAGAATATGCTGAAGAACTTTTTTTAAGACAAATTGAAGTTGATGATATTGAAGCCGATGATTTAATTGCTGAATATTGTCTTGAACATAATAATAAAGAAGAAATTATTTTATATTCAAATGACAGAGATTTTGCACAATTACTCGATTTAAATATCACAATAATTTTTCCTAATATAAGTCAACCAGTTAATAAAACAAATTATATAATGTACTTTAATCATCACTATACTAATACTTTAGTAATGAAAATAATTTGTGGTGATAGTTCTGATAATATTCATGGGATTAAAGGTATTGGTGAAGACACATTAATTAAACATTTTCCTGAATTAAAATTTAAACATGTTAGTGTTAAAGAAATTTGTAAACGAGCAGATGAAATTAATAAAGAACGTGTTGAAAATAAGAAAAAACCATTAAAGGCATTAGAAGCATTAATTAGTCCTGATGGTATTAATAGATTAAAAACAAATTTTAGATTAATAAATTTAAGAAAACCAATACTTAATGAACAAGCAAAAGAAGAATTACTTCAACTTGAAACACCATTATCACCTGAAGACCGAGGAAGTAAAAATTTATATAATTTAATGATTGAAGACGATTTTTTAAGTGTTTATGGTAGTAATTTTACTCAATATGTTGAACCATTTTACACTGTAATTATGAATGAAAAACAATTATTAACTGAGTATTTAAAAAATAATAAAAATAGATTATAAAATCCTTTCATTTAATATTTAATGTCACTATATTTGTATTAATAATTAATTTTAAATATAAAAAATATGAACGAAACAAATCACAATAACGTATTTAGATTCTCATTATCACAAGGTGATGTATTATTATGTGAGAAAATGTTTGATGCCGATAAGTTTAATCCATTTACAAGATATTCTATTGACATTAGAGACATATTGCCAAAGGCAATCACAAAACTACAAAAAGTATTATCAAAACATAGTTATGATGTTTTTGTTGATACAGGTCGAATTGATACAAATGATGTTGATTCTGAAAACGGTGGATATGATTTACTTAATTATTATGAAAATATGATTAATTCTTATCCAAGAGAATGGAAAAATTCAATGCGTTATAATCCACAAACAATAATACAACAAATTGAACAAAAAACAATACGTGGTGTACCATGTAAAATTGGTTTATATATTAATGAAAATCCGATTGTTGAACGAGAATTTTTTGTTGATGGATTTAATCTAGTAGCAAGACAATCAATAGACCTTACTAATTCTGTTGTTGAAATAGCTGATTTAATTTTTGAAAAAATTAAAAAAAGTGATAAAAAAAATATGTGGGATGACTATGATTTAATTAATTATAGAGGATTATCAATTAATCAAATCAGAGAACTTCCTAATTATAAAAGACAAGAAATGTTAAGAAAAATTAATAAATATTAATCAAATTTAAATGAGAATGATGTAATTAGTTGTAAATAACATTAATTATATCATTCTCGTTTTTTTATATATAGTTTTATAATGACCGAAAACACAGAGAATACGTTATCTGCATATTTAGGTCCTCAATTTCAATTACGCCTTATGTGGCAGTTGTTGGTTGAACCAGAATTTGCTGAAAAAATATTACCTAATTTAGCTATTGAATATTTTGATGACCCTAATTTAAAAAGGTTATTCATGGTTATATTAGAATATTATAAAGAATATGACAAAGTTCCAAATCTTCAAAATCAAAGTATTCATCAAGCAATTAATAAATATAAATCACCAAATAATTTAATTGAAGAAGAATCATTAAATGGTGTTATTAAACGTGTTAGTCTTTGGAATGAAAGAGTTATTAATAAACAAATGCTTTATGATGGTGATGTTATACAGAAATCAACAAATTCGTTTATTAAACAACAAGAATATCGTAAAACTGCTGAAGATATTATAAAAAAAGTTAAAAGTGGTGAAATTAAAGATAAAAATGTAATTTCTATTATTGAAGATAGGTTTAGAAAAATATCACATATTGGTGAAGAATCAGATGATTCAGAATCGTTAACCGAAGGCATAACAAAAGCACTTAGAAAAGAATTTAGAGAAACAATACCAACGGGTATTGAAACAATTGATGCATTAACAGGTAATGGTTTAGGTAAAGGTGAAATTGGTGTTATTCTCACACCATCGGGTGTTGGTAAAACAACAGCACTTACTATAATAGCAAATACTGCATATGAACAAGAAAAAAATGTTGCTCAAATTATTTTCGAAGATACAAAAGACCAGATTAAACGAAAACATTATACTATTTGGGCAAAATCAGCATTAAGTAAACTTAATGATGATGATGAAAATGAAAGAGTTGCTAAAGTTGTTTCTGAAAAAGTAAAAACTTTAGAAGGTAAGGGTAGATTAATTATAAAAAGATTTAGTCAAGAAGATACTACAATGAAGGACATCCGTAATTGGATGATTAGTTATGAGAAAAAATGGGGATTTAAATTTGATATACTTGTTTTAGATTATCTTGATTGTGTTGAATCTCATAAAAGGTCGGTTGATAGAAATGAAAATGAACTTACTGTAATTAAAGGATTTGAAGCACTTTCGTCTGATTTTGATATTCCTTGTTGGACAGCTATCCAAAGTAATCGTTCTGGTTTTGGAGCAGAATATGTTGAAGTACATCAAAGTGGTGGAAGTATTAAAAGAATTCAAAAAGCACACTTTTTTATGTCGGTTGCTAAAACACCTGCACAACAAGAAGCAAATTTTGCAAATATTAGAATACTTAAAGCTAGATTTGCAAAGGATGGTCAAACCTTTGAAGATTGTGTATTTAATAATGATACTATGGAAATTAGAATTACTGACCCAAGGTATCCAATAAAGCATACATTAAAAAAACATGGTGATGAAGATATTAATAAGATAGAAAATAAAGCAAGTAAATTATCGGCTACATCAAAAATGCATGTGGCTTTAAATCAACATGAAGAAGGTATTTTAATTGATAAATTAAAAAATGATGATATTAATAATTTATTAAGGGATAATGCTGCTCCAGAAGAATTAGAACCTAATAAAGAATTTCATCCAGAAGCAGAACATCATGAAAAAGAAATATTAGCTGATAGAGAAACTGAAGAAATTATTAATTTGGATAATAAAACAACAGAAGTAGATTTAAATCAAGACAATTCAAATCAAATTCCTGAGATAATAGATAAAAATGTTAGTGAAGAAACACTAACACTTAATGGTGATGTTACTGATAAATTAAATGATGTAGATAATAATATTATAAATGGTACTGAAGACGTTCCTATTGATAATAAAGATGATGATTTATTAGAATGGAGTGGTGAAACATTTACTGTAAATTCAATTAAAAATGAAATAAAATTAAATGATATTGGAGTTAATGTTGAAAGTAATGTGATTAAATTTAATGAAGAAAATAAAAATAATCATAACAATTCACCACCTGAAAAAAATAAAAATCAAATTAATAATATTAATGAGATTTTATTAACCGACCCCGATGAATATCAAGGTCAAAATAGAAATGTTTATAATATTTTGGTAAAAAAACGTAGTAGTCAGCAAGTTATAAAAAAAGAATGAAAAAAAACATAAAAAATTGTAACTTTTTAGAATTTCTAGCGTATTTATTTTTCCAAGCATAATATTTTTTTCATTTTTTTTAAAAAATATTTGTTTTATAAAAAAATTGTTGTATGTTTGCAAAGTCATTTAGACAAAACGTTCTTTAAAAAGATAAAAATATAAAAGGAAACTGTTTGTTATTACAGAAATTAACTCAGATGGATAGAGTATTTGCCTTCAAAGCAGAATGTCATCGGTTCAAATCCGATATTTCAAAACAACATAACAAACAAAATATCCTTTTTTTAAAATATATTGTGGGGAGCGTGCTGGTTCGCTCTCAGGCTCATAACCTGTAGGTACGTAGGTTCGATTCCTATCCCCGCTACTAAAATTTATACTCGGTCAAGCCTCTTACGAAAGTAATGTAACCGAGTGACGTTCTTAAAAATATTAAATATATGGGGAGATAGCAAAATAAAAACAACAAATACTATCTAACTACTCTCTTTAATGAGAGAACTCAATGGTGTTTTCAGTAAAGGTAAAGTGTTTGAGTTGAAATCAAAAGATTGAAGGTTCGAGTCCTTCTCTCCACACTGTCTTAAAATTATTTTCTTAGTATTTATATGTATGGAAAATAATTTTAAATTTCGTTTTATATATAAAACAACTAATATAAAAAATAATAAATTTTATATTGGTGTTTATGAAACAAATAATCTTAATGATGGTTATTTAGGTTCAGGAAGAGTTCTTAGAAATAGTGTTTATTATTATGGTAAAGAAAATTTTAAAAGAGAAATTTTAGAATATTGTAATAATAGGATTGATTTGTATCAAAGAGAGAGTGAATTAGTTACGGAAGATTTAATTAGAGACCCTAAATGTATGAATTTAGTTATTGGTGGTAAATCATTTGAAGATGCCAAAATGAATGGAAAAAAGGGTAATCAACGATTCATTAAATTAATGAAAGATGATAAATGGAGGGAAATTCAATGTAAAAAACAATCGATTGGGATAAAAAAAGAAATGGAGAGAAAAGGAATTAATGGTCGTTGGAATGGTAAACGTCATAGTGAAGAATCTAAAAGAAAAATAGGGGAAACTAATTCATTTAAACAAAAAGGTTGTAAAAATTCTCAAAATGGTACGTATTGGATAACTAATGGAGTTACCAATAAAAAAATTAATAAAGATAATAATATTCCTATTGGTTGGAAACGTGGAAGAATTTTATAAAATATACGGGAAAACTTAAAGTATTTTCAGTAAACATCGGTTCGAGTCCGATATTGTTCGCCAAAAATGAACGATTAGCCAAGTTGGATAAGGCACAAGACTATTAATCTTGCAATCACGCAACAAATACTTTTAAAATATTCCCAAACTTATAATGAATGAATTAAGTTATTAAAAAAACTTTTTACTATTCATTTGAATTTTTGAGGTTGTTGGTATCAGAATTTTTTTTATAAAAAATGGGGCATATCACCTAACATTTGATGGTTAAGAATGGTTTTTATCTGTAGAAGTGCAGACTTTTTTCAAAAAATAAAAAACTGTGGAAGAACTTGTTGTGTATACAGTAAATTGAAATTTGCCACCCAAGAGTGGTGGCACAAACTTACCAAAAATACAACTAAACTTCTTCTCTAATATGAGAAGCAGTGTTATTCCAACAAAAATGGGTGGGACTTGATGTAGAAATACATCTTGCTTACCCATTTTTTTTATGTAAATTTGTAACATTTTATTTATTATTTTCGTATGATAATAGAATGAATTTTTAATAATTTAAATTAATAAATTGAAAGACTATGGAAAAATTAGTTTTAACAAACAACATGTTAAGTACAATTAAGATAAACTTAATTGAAGGTTTAACTATTGCGAGTGGTTCAAAGAGTAGTGCAACTTATTACCATAGCAAGGATGAACAATTAAAAGCAATTCGTGCACAGGTAAAAAATATGTACGGACTTTCAAAAGAATTACCTTTAATTATTGGAGCACAAAAAGGTGTAACTGGTAGATTTTTGTCTGAAGTATTATTGAATGAATTGAAAAATACTCAAAAGGGTGGTGCATGTAATATTGTAAACCCAATTGATTGGTATGATAATGGTTTAAGTGATAAAGCAATTTTAACTGCAATACACAACCTAAATGAAGATAATGGTTTTCCATATGTTTTACGTTTATTTATTGATTTGAAAAATGAAAAAGTAAATAATGAAAGAACAAGAAAAATTATTCTCGGATTTATTTGGGGTCAAACTAATCTTGAGTTTTATTCAATTAAATATCGTAATAAAATTGCTGAAATATTGAAGCATGTATACGGTATTAAAAAAACATCAATTTTACTTTCAATAGCACAAAAACAAGTTATTAGTAATGGTTTGTTTGATACCGACAAAGAATTGTCAATTGTAAATGAAGGAATTTTGAAATACTTTAATGGTGATTCACTTCGTGCATTTAAATTATTATTGTTCTTATTTAAAAAAGATAATAATGTTGAATATGATGTATCTGAATTTCCAATAATTAGTGAATATCAAAAAGCAAAAACAGATATTCGTGATATTAGTGTTATTCCTGAAGAAGTATTACTTGGATTGGTTTCAGATGTAAAACATCCACAGTATCATACAATGTGGTCATCTGATATTCAGAAAGAAGAAACAAAAGCAATGATTCGTAAAAATGTTAAAGTTACTTCTGTTAATCAACAAGTTCGTCAAACAAAATCAACTGCAAAGTTGGGTGTTAGTAAAACTGTTAATGTTGAGAAAGCAACAGATTTTCTTGCTTTATATAAAACTGGATATGAAAATGGATGGACTTCAGAATTAAATGTTGCTATTCAGAAACTTGCTGAAAAGAAAAAAATTCAAGGTTTCCATTATGAAAATATTGGTGTTATTGTTGATGATAGTGTTTCTATGAAAGGACATAAACAAGAGTCAAAGAATATACCAAGAGCAATTGTAGATTTTACGTCAAAAGTTTTAGATGTATCGGCAAAAAGTGCTGTTATGGTTAAAACAAGTGGATTCTGTACTGATTTGGCAAGTCAATTTATTGAATTAATTAAGCATGAAAAACATGATAAACCATATAATGCAATCTTTATCTTAACTGATGGTTATGAAAATGCATATGATGGATTAACAAATGAAGTTATTTCAATATATCGTCAAGAAACTGGAAGTCAAATTCCAATGTTTCAGATTTCACCAATAACTAGTGCTGAAATGGATTCTAATGTTAGAAAATTAGGTAATAGTGTTGTTACAATGGCAATAAATAACCCAATCGTATTACAACCACAAATTTCAGCCAGATTGCTTGAAATCGACACAAAACGTTGGTTGGAAAATCAGGTAAATGCTTTAGAAGCAGCACCTGTTAAAAGAATAAATAAAATAAATATTAACGCATAAAATCAAGTATCATGAATAATACAAGAGAATTTACAGAATTACTTAAAGGTTGTCGTCCTGTTAAGGATAGTGATGGTAACATCATAATTCAATCAATTATGAATATGCAAATTGTATGTTTAACAACTGATGCTGAATATTCATTGGATACTCGTTTTGCAAATCCACTAACGGCTTTAAGTGCAGGGAATCAACGTTATGGTGAAATTAATTTTCAAAATAATGAAAATAAAGAAGTTATTATACCAACACAAATGGCTGTAATGACTAAACAATCTGCACAAAATCATGGTATGATTAAAGCAGGTTATATTAATAAAAAAGATAGCGTTACTTATCATGATGCTGGCTGTGTTCAAGGTTTACAAACAGGACATTTTCGTAATACTTCTGAATTTAGAATGATTCCAGTAAGTATTCGTGAAATGCTTTTTGATAGTATTGGTGTGACAGATGATTATTCAAAAATTTATCCTGCAATTGAAAAACTAGGTTATGAAACTCGTTCAAATACAGGGAATTATTTGGATAAGTATTTTAATAAGTACGATAAAAAACTTGAACAGTTTATTGCTCATTTTGAGCGTCCAAAAAACCTTATTGGTGTAATTGTTTTAGTTGATGGCGAAATTGTTGCAATTGATAAATTTCCATCATTTACATATGCAGAACAGGTTTGGGATTTAATGATTCGTGATTGTTATGGTGCATTAGCTATTATGAGTGAGTTAAAAGATAGGTCTTCTAATGAAGAATTTACTTCAACATATAAAGAAGTAAAGAAAAATCATCAAGAAAACATCATTAATTTACTTGAAAAAGCATTGAAGAAAACAAAAGCTAAAATGACTGCTGATGTTGAAGAAAAGATTCAAGAATTACTTGATTTAACTTTCGATGCAAAACTTGATAACGAAGGTAATTCATCAGGTAGTCGTGCTCCAAAATCATATGTTCTTAAAACTGAAGGCTACGTTGGACAAGTAATTACTGAAAATGAATATAATCATCTTGTGAGTGTAGTTAAAAGGGATAAATTTGACCCAAATGCACTTCGAGAAGTAAATGAGTTAAGAAAAAAAGCTCGTAGACAAGATAAATTCAGTCTTTAGTTAAACATAAATTCTGATTTTAAACCCCGTAAGAAATTTCTTACGGGGTTTTTTTGTTTTCTATGATTTTTAATTAATTTCTTTTGTATTTATTATAAATATAACTGAACAATGATGTTCAGATTTATTAATTAGGGGTACGGTCAGATATTTAACTAAATAATCGTAAATAATAAATATAAAAATATGGCGTTTTTTGCTCGTCCGAATTTGGACAATATACAATTTAAACAATTAAAAGATAGTGTTTTAACATTATCTGGACAAACTCAAATTGGAACAACCAGTGGTTTAACATTAAGTGATGGAGTTGGTGGAAATGTTATAGTTACTGCAAGTGGTGCATCAAATAATTTTGATGTATTAACATATTGTAATGGTATTATTAGTTTACAACCACCAACAGCGAGTGGTGGTACTGGTATTTATGATTGTTCTTCACCAACAACATGTGCTGTTGGTGGTTTACCTGCTGGTAGTGCAATTTATGGTAGTGGTATAACAACAATTCTTGAATGTATATTAGTTCCAACATTATATCCTACTTTAACAGACCCAAGTATTAGTTCGTTTGAAATAAGTCCGACATCATTATTATATGAAGTTGGTTCATGTCCTACTATTAGTGGTACTGTTAATTTTGACGCAGGTTGTATAAACCCACAATATTCATCAGCGTGTGATTGTAGAAGTAATGGTACTCGATGTTATACTTATTTAGTTAAAGGCTTACCTTATGAATGTGTTACTAATTCTCCAAGTAACTCATATACTTTTGACCCTATTTCTATTAGTAATGGTTCAAATAGTTTATCTGCAACAGTTTATTATTGTAGTGGAGTACAACCTAAAGATAGTAATGGTGTTGATTATTGTTCTCCGCTATCGGCAGGAAATACAAGTGCATCACAAATAAATATTTGTGGATTATATCCTTGGTATTGGGGTATTGAAGCAAGTGGTGGTGCTTCAGCAGGTATTAATAAACCAACAACAGCATGTATTAAGTCATTGATTACGGGTGGAACTGCAACTAAAGTTGTTGCTAATAGTGATAATAGTTTATTTGTTAAGTTTAATTCAACAAGTGATGATTATTTATGGTTTGCAATACCAGAAACTAGTACATCAAAAACATGTTGGTATGAAACTCCATTAAATAATGGTAGTATTGGTGGAAGCTCTAATTTATTTCCAAATCCTACTTTAGTAAGTGGTATTACATCATCAAGTCCTGCATGGAGTGGTCAAACATATAAGATTTATATAAGTAATTATCAAACAAAATCACCAACAGAATCAGATTTAAATATGGAATTAAGAAATTAAAAAAATATAAATATGTCAATAAAATTAAATGATAATATTAAAATTAATGCAGGTAAACCTAGTGAATCAAAATATCTTAGTACTGGTAATACTGCATATTTATCAATAAATGAAGTAAATTCACAAATAGCTATTTCTGAAAGATATCTTGGATTAACTGTTTTAATTGATAGTGGTGCAACAAATATTGAGCATTGGTATAAAGAAGGAGTTAGTGATACTGATTTAATCGAGAAAAAGTTTTCATCTGAACAACCAACTGGTGATTTTGTCACTGGTGCAACTAATTTAGGTTATTTTAGTGGTCAAACTGGAATACAAAAACTTAATTTATTAGGATTTCCAACAACACCTGTTGATTTCAATGGTTATTATTATTCGGAATATAATTGGTATTATAGTGATGCTGATGGTATTATCAGAATAGGAAGTCCTACGTATAACGGACCACTTCGTAGAGCATATGTTGATGCAACAAGAACAAAATCATGGATTTATGATGTTGGTACTTCTGCATGGATTTTAAGTAATAATGATGTAAGTGCAAATGTTGGTAATTCAATTGTTGATTATGGTTATGATGGTAGTGGATATACTGAAACAGAATGGTCTGGATTTACAACAAATGGTTCGACATCAATTGATGCTGAAGGTAGCCTAACAACTGGTGATACATTAACAATTGGTAACCCTGTTTTTGCAACAAAATCAAATCAAAATTTAAATTTAAGAACAATAATAAATGACACACCAGATTTTTTAAATATTACATCAGATGAAAATTATATACATTTTTCTGGAGTGTCATCAGTACTTAGTGCAAGTAATTATGGAACAGGTATTGGTGTTTATAGTGGTACAACAGATAATCATTTAAAATTCAGGACATTAGTTCAAAGCGGTGATACATCAATTACTCAACAATCAGATGGTAGTATTATTATTTATAGTAGTTCTGATGGTAGTGCTGATGCAATTACTGGTGTAACTAATTTAGGTGTTGGTGCTACTGTTTATACTGGTACAACCAATAGAAATATACAATTAAGAACATTTGTTGGTAGTGGTAGTACAATAATTACTGAAAGTGGTGATAGTATTATAGTCGGGTCAACTGGTGGTGGTACTGTCTTTACTGAAGATATTACAGTTAGTATTGCTAGTGGTAAAACATTTGGTAAATATGAAAATGGTGATATTATTCCTGCTAGTGGTAAAACGCCTAATCAAGTAATATTGATGTCATTAGCTGAAGCACTTGAACCAACAGTTAATTTAAGTTCTTCTTCAACTGATGTCGAATTTGGTGAGTCAGGAAAAACAGTTGATGTTACGTTTTCATATACAATTAATACATTAGGTGCAGGTGCAGCAAGTGCTATTCTTGAATGGAGGCGAGGAAATACTGGTTCATGGGTAACTTTAAATTCAGATACTGGCGACACATCATATTTTCATTATATTGATGATAGTGCTAATAGATTTAATACCGATGTTATTAATTATAGATATACTGTTGTTGATACTGAAGGTGCAAGTAAACAAGTAACACATGATGTTACACCACAGGCATATGCAGCACCATCAATGTCATTAACGTTAAATGGTAGTGTTACAAGTCCAGAAACTCAAAATATAAGAGAAAAGGGTAATGTTACTGGTGGTATTTCATCTGGAAGTATTGATGGAAATAATAGACCATTAGTACGTATTACAGACTGGATTCTTGAAAGAAGATATGATGGTGGTAGTTGGACTACATTGGCTTCAGATACTGGTTTAAGTGCATTAAGTATATCAATACCAAGTACTTCAGATAATACGATTCCAACAAGTGCAACAACTGTTGATTATCGAATAACATATACTGATGAATATACAACAGGTAATGGTGGTGCTCAAGCAATTACATTTAAATATTATTCATTTTATGGTTATAATACATCAACATCATTAACAAGTTCTCAAATTCAAGCATTAGCTAATAAGAAATTTTTGAGTTCACAAGTTATGACAGATACATTTACAGCATTTGAACTCGAATATACATATTATAGTTATCCATCAACATATGATGATATTACAAGTATCATATTAGATGGAGTAACACCTATTTTAGGTGCATTTATAAAACTTTCAAATGTAAATGTCACAAATAGTTATGGTGAATCACTTATATATAAAGTTTATAAGAGCAATTCACCGGGTGCGTTTACCGATAACGAAGTAGCATTTAGTTAATAATAATGAAATTTAAAATTTATAACAATGGCAATTAAAAGACCAGACATATACAAACATAATAACCCAGCATATAGTATTGCTGATAGTGACTTCATAAGAGGTGGGTTTAGAACAGGTGTAGCAGACCTAACAGCATTATATTCGTTAGACCCATCACCTTCTACACCTGACCAATTTAAAGAACATTCAACAATTGTTTATGTAAGTGGTGAAACAAAATATTATGTATTAGTTGATATAACTAATATTAGTAATGCCAGTGGATGGAATGAATTTCAAGTTGGAGGTAGTTCAGCTAGAATTACTGGTGGTACTAATGGTTTAAGTACTTTAGGTGCTAATATTGTATTAGGTGGTGATTTAACTGGTAATACAACAATTAACGCTGATAATAATGATTTATTAATAACTAATGTAAATGATTTTCAGGTAAGTACTAGTGGTAGTACTAATTTAATTGGTGTTGATACAACAGGAATTTTATTATCAACATCAGGTAGTTCAGTTAGTATGGAAACTAGTGAAGGTCTTATTTATGGTGGTGATTATAATTCAAATAATCCTAAATGGATACCAACAAAATCATATGTTGATGGAGTTGCAATTGGGTTAAATCTTGAAGAAGCTGTATATGTTGCAACAACAAATGATGATGGTAATTTACCTTTAAGTGGTGATTCAGGAACTATTGATGGATTTGACATAACTGGAATTATATCAACTAATAATAGAATTTTAGTTAAAAACCAAATAGATGAATCTGAAAACGGGATATATTCAGCAAATACAGGTGATTGGGGTCGTACTAATGATTATGACTTTAGTCCAGCAGATGAAATTGCTAATGGTGATTTAATTCCTGTAATAACTGGTGATACTCAATATAATTCATTATGGGCACAAACAGTTACAAATCCAATTGCTAGTGGAGATTCATTAACATTTACTTTATTTAATCTTCCAATAAAATATATCGCTGGAACAGGTATCGATATAACAACAAATATTATTAATGTTGATGGAGCAAGTCTTGCTGGTAATAGTATTTCTTGGACAGGTACAAGTGGTAATGAAACATTTAATGTTGATATAACAACAGGTACTTTAAGTACTGCTTTAAATAATAAACTTGATATTACTGATTTTAATTCATTTACAGGTACAACATTACCTAATAATTATTACAATAAAACAGAAATTAATAGTTATACTGCTGCAACAGATACACTAATTGATACTAAATTAGATACTACAATTTTTACTACTTATACTGCTGCAACAGATACAATTATAATTAATGCAATTACTGGTGGAACTAATATTGGTGGTGGTAATGAAATATTTAGTGGAGCATCTCAACATATTGGTTATTTTAGAACAATTGTTGGTACTGGTACAACAATAGTATCCACTGTTGATGATAAAATAATTATTTCTGGAACATGTAATATTGGTGGAGCAACAAATGGTATTCAACATTTTAGTGGTGATACATATTTTGGACTTGGTGGTGAATTAATTCAAGACACAACAATTTATGGTGCATATGTACTTAATTTAGGTAATGTTGCTTCAGGATTAACAGCAATAAGTGCTATTACACCAACATTTCGTGTTGGAAGTGCAAATGGAAATTCAAGTATAAATTTTCTTCATGATGAAGACACACCTCATTATGATGTGTGTTTATATGGTCAAAATGCTAATTCAAATGCAAATATTGTTCTTGATGTTGATATAAATGATGGATGTTTTATTGTTAATACAGCACCAAATAATATATGTAAAAGTAATTTATCATTAAAAACAACAAATGATAATACTGCAATATTTAATGTCAGTAGTATAAATGATAGTTTAATATATAATAATGAGGCTTGGATTTCTAGTTCATGTAGAATGACTTGTGAATCAATCATAAATATATTTGATTCAGCATTGAATATTAAATCAATAATGAACTATGATAATAGAAGTTTTACATTTAGTATTGATAATTCAACAATATTAGACATTCTTTCTGGTGGTACTGCAAGATATGGAAGTAATGTAGTACTTAATAACGATTGTGATTTAGTACATAAATGGTATGTTGATAATGCAGCAGGAAGTATTAGTGGTAGTAATGGTTTAACACGTGTTGATGATAATATAACGCTTGGCGGTACATTAACTGGCAATACTTGTATTGATGGTGATAGTTATGGTTTGACATTAAGTGGTTTAACTCATTTTTGTGTTGATTCTCAATTAGGTAATTTTAATGTAATTAGTATGTCTGTACCATCAAGTACAATATACCAAGAAGCATGTAATATTTGTGCTGTTCTTGGTGATGGTAATTTAGATTTATATGATAATATAGGTAATAAACAAATTGAACTAGCTGTTGGTGGTGATATTAGATTTTGTAATCTTACTGCTAAAACAACAGAAACTGATGTTGTTTATATAAATTCAAGTACTGGTAGATTAGTAAGTGGTGCAACAATTAATACTGTAACAGCAAATAACGGTTTATGTAAAATCGGTGATAATATTGTATTAGGTGGTGATTTAACTGGTAATACAACAATAAACGGTCTTGATACACACAACTTAACTTTAGATAATATCAATAATTTATCATTATGTAGTAATAGTGTAACAACATGTGCTACAACTGAAATGTTAATAAGAACACCAAATTTTAGTTTACATAATGGTATAAATAATGTTATGTTAATTACAAGCTCATGCAATATATTGACTGATACAACAAATTCTAAAGGTTTTGCATATGCTGACGACTATTCAATATCTGGTAGCACAAATCCACGTTGGATTCCTGATAATGAGTATGTAACTGGTTTGACTTCTAACTTTATTAATACTGCTTCTAATGGTTTAATAAAAACAGGAACTGATATTAAATTAGGTGGTAGTTTATGTGAAGATACAAATATTTGTCTTGGTGGTTTAACTCCATATAGTTTTTTAATTAAAAATAGTGGGACGACAACATGTAGTGTTGGTGATTTCAATTCAACATCAATAAATCTATGTGTTAGTGATGTTAATTCACCATATCAATCAGGTAAAATATGTACGACTTTTAATAATACAATTATTTCTAATGGTTTTACCAATTGTTATAGTTGTGTTGATTTAGCAAATGCGTCAATAAATATTATGTTTTGTGGTAATAATTCATCATTTATTGTTACAGATGCTACAACAACACAAAAAGGTATTGAATATGCTGCTGATTATAGTGATACGTTTGTTAATGAATCATTAATTACTAAAAGATATGCTGATAATTGTGTTGATTCTTCTATAAGTGGAATTACATCAACAGTAATAACTGGAGCAACTAATGGTCTTACAAAAGATGGTCAGGATGTAAAATTGGGTGGAATTTTAAGTGAAACTACTACTATTAGTGGTGGAAGTCAAACAATTAATTTTGGTACTGATACATCACAAATTGGTTTTAATATATGTGGTAGTCTTATTTCTGATGGTGCTATTGTTTCATTAACAGGTGATAGAGGTGATTTATATATGGATACTTGCTGTAGTACATTATCATCGTGCTTTGATTCAACTAATTTTAGTAAAATATGTGTTAATCAACAAGGTATTGCTATTGATTTTGGTTCTAATAATACAGAATCTATGTGGTATTGTGGTGATTATTCAAATAATTTTACATTACGTAGTATTCCTGATGTTGCATATGTGACTGGTTTAACAAGTTCAATCGAAACTGATTTATCTCAATCAATTACTGGAGCAACAAATGGTTTAACAAAAACTGGACAAGATGTTGAATTAGGTGGAACATTAATTACTGATACTGTTATTAATTTAAATAATGGTAATTGTTTTCAATTATGTGATACGGGATTAGCAACATCATATATTTTTGATAATACTGGTGTTACTTTAAATAATAATAATTCAATATTCAAAATAGGAAATACTGGTAATAATTATAAATTAACTCATTGCAGTGGAAGTAATGTTAATTTAAGTCTAAGTGGATTGACTTACGGTGGTAATTATGAAAGTAATTTTAATCCTCATACACTTGTTACAAAAAATTATGTTGATAATGCTACTGGTGGTATTGATGCAAATAATGGTTTAACTAGACAAGGTGATAATATTGTTTTAGGTGGTGCTTTAACTGGTGATACAAATATTAGTGGCACAGATATATTAACTGTTTCATCTCCATATATTGCAAGTGATGTTCAATATATGATTTTTGATAAAGCTCCAAGTATTAGCGGTCATGTTGAAGGTAGATTATATTATAATAATTGTCAACTTAATTTTGATAGAGAAGTGTCAGGTGTAACAACACAACTTGGTGAAGAACAAGTAGTTAGAGTTGAAAATAAAACTGGTGATTTAATACCTAATGGTAGTGTTGTTTATGTAAATGGTGTATCTCTTGAAAGTAGTTTACCAACAGTTGCTCTTGCTGATGCAGTTGATTTTGAAAAGGCAACACAAACTATTGGTATTACAACTCAAGACATTTCAAATAATAATGAAGGTTATGTTACTGTACTTGGTGTTGTTCATGACGTTAATACCAATGGATTTGCAGAAGGAACTTTATTATGGTTAAGTACTACAAGTGGAACTTTCACAGATATACGTCCAGACTATCCAAATTATAGTGTTAGTATTGGTATTGTAACGAAAACTAGTACAAGTGATGGTGAAATATATGTTAAAATATTATATGTTCCTAATTATACTGAATATGGTTTATTTACTGGATATACTGCAAGTACAAATACTGCTCTTGATTTAAAATTAGATACTTCAATATTTAATTCATATTCTTCAACAACAAATAATAGATTAGATGTTATTGAAGAAGTAACTGATATAGCACTTACTGGTGCAACAAATGGTTTATGTGCTTTTGATGGTAGAAATGTTACATTAGGTGGTAGTTTAACTCAAACAACAACAATTAGTGGTGATTATGACTTTACTGTTGGAACTAGTCAAGATATTTGTTTAGTAACAACAGAAACAAAAAATATTGGTTTTAATACAAAATCAAATGGTTCTATATATATGAAATCACAAAGTGGAACTGTTGACGGTAGTGATATGACAGATGCCGTAGGTATAACACTTGATTATAACGGTGGTGTTGGAATGCTCGTTACTGATAATAGACCAACACCTCGTGGTTTAGAATATAAAGATAATTATTCATTAACATATAATAATCATTCATTAGTTGATAAATATTATGTTGATAGTATTGCAACAGGGTTAAATGTTATTGCTGCAACATATGTTGCAACAACAAATGATGATGGTAATTTATCGTTAAGTGGTGATTCAGGAATAATTGACGATGTTGCTGTTAGTACAATTATTTCAGAAAATAATAGAATTTTAGTTAAAAACCAAACAGATTTATCTGAAAATGGTATATATTCTGCAAGTACAGGTAATTGGGGTCGTACTGATGATTATGATTTTAGTCCAACTAATGAGATTAGTAATGGTGATTTAATTCCTGTAATTTATGGTACAGATAATGGTAATAGTCAATGGATAAATATAAGTACCAATCCAATTTCTAGTGGTGATAGTATTATTTTTTCAATATTTACAAAACAACAAGGTGTTGTTGAAGGTGACGGTATTTGTGTTATAACAGATAATAATGATAAAGCGATATCAGTTAAATTATATCCAAGTAATTGTGGTTTGACTTTTGATTCAACTGCTCTTAAATTAGATTATAATGTATTTCGTTATGGTTTAACAACTAATATAACAACTGGTTATGTTGATGTTAATGCATGTATTAGTGCACCAATTAGTACTGCAATTCCAGTTAGAATGGATACTGGTGATACATCTGCTTTATATGTTGATAGAAATGATTTTAGTTATACAACAGCAGCAAACGGTTTAAGTAAAGTTGGATGTGATGTTATTCTTGGTGGTGTATTATGTACTGGTACTACAGTATGTGGTGGTGGTATATTTGACCTTAATTTTACTGAATTAAATGCATTTAGTCTTGGTTTTGATGGTGGTGCTGTTATTACAGATAGTGCAACAACACCTCATGGAATTTGCTATGCAAGTGATTATCGTAGTGGTTTTGTTGATTTATCACTTGTTGATAAACGTTTTGTTAATAATGCAATAACTGGTTCAACACTAACTTATTGTGATGGTTTAACCAAAACAGATAAAATCATTCAATGGGGTGGTGATATGACAACAGATAGAGCACTTATTCATGGTGGTACTAATTTCTGTGTTAAATCAACAGGTATTGATATCATAAACAATTGTGCTTGTGTATTAACTGCAAATGCTGGTATTAATTTAAGAACTTGTGATAATACAAATGGTTGTGATTCTAGTATTGGTTTAACAGATACTGGTATTATGTCTATTGTTGCAAGTAATGCAACACAAGGTTTAACAATTACTAGTGCTGCACATGGTGCTGTTTATGCTGGTGATTACGAAAATAATTTCGTAAATCGTTCGCTAGTTACTAAACAATATGTAACGGGTTTAACATCTGCTATTGAAACTAATGTTGCTGAAGGAATTACTGGAGCAACAAATGGTTTAACAAAAGATGGTCAAGATGTTTGTTTAGGTGGTACATTAGATACTGCAACTGTTTTTACAAAAAACGGTACTGGTTCTTTACTTAAATATGCTGCTGATTACAGTAGTGAATATGATGCACAAACAATTCCTGATGCAGAATATGTTACTGGTCTTACATCACAAAGCATTGTTACTTCAAGTAATGGTTTAACTAAAACAGGTCAAGATATTAAACTTGGTGGTAGTACACCATTAAGTGAAACTACTAATATTTGTGGTGCAAATAATGATTTAAATATTGGTACTGCTGCAAGTAAAATAGGTGTATTAAATTTAAATACAGCTAGTGTTGCTGTTTTATCAACAGGTAATACAGAAATTTGTCCTACTGGTATATTAACTCTTGATGGTAGTGCAATTAGTATTAATGAAGTTGCAAGTTATGATACTGATAAAAGTGGTTTATATACATTACGTTCATTAGTTGATAAAGAATATGTAGATGGTGAAATCAATAGTTTAACTGGTACTACAAGTCAATCAATAACTGGAGCAATTAATGGTATTACAAAAACTGGTCAGGATGTTAAATTAGGTGGTGAATTAACTGAAAATACAACAATATTGGGTAGTGGTTATAGTATTAATTTTGGTACAGGTGTATCACAAATTAGTGATTTTACTGCTGATGGTAGTAATACTATTCAACTAACTGGTGATAGAAGTAATTTATTTTTAGATACTTGTGAAGCAAGAATTGCGTCATGTTTTGATGCAAGTAATTTCAGTGAAATTTGTTTAGACCAACAAGGAATTAAGGTAACTGTTTGTGGAACTGATGGTCATATGTTCTATGCAGATGATTATTCTTCAACCTATACTAATCGTTCAATTGTTGATAAAGAATATATTGATAATAAAGCAAATGTTGTTAATGTATGTCAAATAGGTAGTACTTATACAACACTAAGAAATGATGAATTAATTGCTGTAAGTGGATTATCAACAAATCAAATTTGTTTATATGCTACTCCAGTAATTGGACAGAGATTAACTGTTGTTGATATTTGTGGTAATGCACTTGCAGACCCAATTACTGTTAATGGAAATGGAAATAATATTAACGATGCTATATGTTCGACAATCAATACTGATTATGGTTCAGTGACATATGTATTTAATGGAATTTTCTGGAGTGCAGTTGCATTTATTAATTAAAAAAAAATGATATGAATAGATAGTAGACTTAAATTTATTAAAAATAAAAACTATTTATATTAAACAGAAAATAAAATAAATTTTTTAAAAATAAAAACTATTTATATTAAACAGAAAATAAAATAAATTTTTTATAAAAAAATAGAATTATGGGGTATAATACAAAAATAAATTTAAGTAATGACAAGGTTTGTCAGAATAGTGGTGATACATTAACCTTATCTGGTAATACAGTCATTACATCAGTTGGTGATATTAGATATGCATCAGATATAAATTTCACTGGTGATACACAAATTATCACAAAAAAATATGTTGATGATAACATAAATAGTTTAACAGGAACAACAAGTCAGGCAATTACTGGTGCAAGTAATGGTTTAACTAAAGACGGACAAGATGTTTGTTTAGGTGGAGTTTTAAATGAAATAACTTCAGTGCAAGTACCAACTACTGGTGGTGATTTAATATTAGGTGGTAATGGTGATCCAAATAATCATCAAGGAGGTAGAATATTATTACATTATGATACTGGTTCTACAGCGAATAGTTGTAAGGCAGTTGGTAAAGCAAGTTTTGTATTTGGATATGCCGATATTAGTAATGAGATGTCTGCATGTAGTAAAGGTTCTGCATTATTAGGTGGTAAAAGTAATACAATTAATACTGATTCTGATTATAGTGTAATTATTGGTGGTAGTGGTAATCATATTAGCGAGCATAATGATTATAGTGTAGTTCTTGGTGGTAGTAATATTAATATTACATCATCTTCATTATCTAACCACGCAATAGTACCTAGTTTAGCAATCTTTAATACTCCAAGTGC